TGAATTCCAGTTTGCGTAATAATATTCAGACGATGATGCAAGGACTTCAGGCTATTACCGGGCACAGAACGAAGCGTATAAGGAGGTGAACGGCGAAAAACAGCGAAAGGCTTTGCCAGTCAAAGAGTTATGTGTGATGGCCGCATCGGGCCGCACAAAACGAAACGTTTACATGGGTTTGTATTCGGTTTAATTTTGAGGGGATAAAGCTATAGGTAGGCTTATCGAAGGTTTGCATCTGAGGGCTGTATGGTTTGCATACGGCCTTTTTTTATTGCCTATGTGGTAAAACCTTTGTCTGTATGGTTTTGGCGCGGATATGGGGTTAACAGAGGATGATGGAAAGGCGGCTTGTTGTGTGGTTGTTGGGAAAGGTGGTGGAGTAAAAATCTTCACTTCGCTACGTGGTATTTGGGGGGTGGGGTTACAAGTGGGGTTACAAAAGTGGGGTTACATTTTCTCAAAAGTGGGGTTACAAAATAGGGTTTTGGAGGGGTATGATAGAGAGGGGGTAAAATACTGTTTTTTCAGCGATAGCCCCTAAAAACGTGCCGATAGATACCCCCGAAATACCATACTATTTTAATGCCGGATGGTCAAAAAGTCCGTAAAATCAATGTTTTGCGGACGTGTGCCGCTTCTTTTTGAGGGGGATACCCAGAATGGCGGGATTTGGAGGGATTCAGGGGAAACATTTCGTGTTATTCGAGTGATTTGTAATGCTCTATGAGATTATCAATTTCATCAACATGACCTTTTGACTGAATTATCCACTCCTTCGTCTTGATTTCACTCAAGTGATTTATTAAATAAGCTATCCTTTTACTTCGCGCAGAGGGCCTCTTATAATTAGCGAGGATTCCATCCCAATACTGCTTAAAGGTTTCTTTTACGAAATGGAAAACACCTGTCCAGTCAATTTGAAAACTTTCCCAATCATAAAAGAGTGATTCTACTTCTTGAGATATATCGTAGTCGCATTCATCTTGAGCCCTCTTTATCTTACAATAGCGGATAGCTATATCTATTTCCTCTTTATCAAAGATGCCGATTTCATTTTTAAGCTTCTCATAGGTAATTAAATACTCTTTTCTGTTTTTATCTAAATCATAAAAGCTTAAACTCTCATATACATCTTTTATAGCAACCACCAACCTTATGATGGACCAGATGCGGTAATTATGCTCCAATCTATTACTACTCCTTCTTCTGCTTCTTCTGAACGATTCTCTATTTCCCATGATTTCCCATTTTTAATCGGTGCTATACAAGATTGACGAGTAAGATGTTATAATGATAAGGTGTAAAATTATTCGAGGCGAACGAGACCTCGGACGAGGGCAACACCGTGGAACTGAGCGCATGAAAGTTCGAACGGAGCATATGCGGGATTGTCGGAGACGATGAGTATATGGTCGTTGTCGGATCCTTGGCGTATGCGCTTGATAAGCGGGCCTTGGGCGGTGTCGAGGACGTAAGTCTTGTTCCATTGGAAGAAAAGGTCGCCGAGGGGTATGCGCTGGCAGGCCACGAGGTCACCGGAATAATATGTAGGTTGCATGGAGTCTCCCTTTACCTGTATGAGGAAGTCTGCGCCCTTGAAAGCTGGGATAACATAGCGTTCGCACTCATACTCCATAACTTGTGTGTCCTCTGTAAAAGCCCCGGCCATTGCACTAAGCGGAATAAGGGGTATGCCCTCTTGGCTACCTTCAGGAGCATAGGTAGCCGGTTCAGCTGGGCGTTTATTAATGGGTGGCGTATTGGGAGTTTTGAGCATATTCCCCTCCCCTGTCATAAGCCAAACAGGAGAAATCTCTGAGTAGATGCTTAGGATTTTTTCTAATTTGTCTGTTCCGATGGCACCTTTGTTTTTTAAGGATTTCCCAAACGAGGCGTTGGCCATACCTATACTGCGTTCGAAAGCCGCTACTGATATGCCCCGATAGTCTATATATTCCTTCAATCTTTCCAGTATCATAGGATATTGTCTATTAAATCCGACTTATATAGAAAATATCCTCGACTTTATTTTGTTGTTCGTAGGAAATTTCCTATCTTTGCATCGTGTTCAATGAAGAACGAGCGGCCAAAGATAATGAAAAAGGCCGAGATTAACGAATTTTAGAAATTAAAGAATATGAACGACGAGATTAAAGAATGGAAAACGCAGAGCGTGAAGCACAAGGTTGCGATGCTGCTGATAATGGACGGCATCAGCTTCAGCTACAATGAAGAGGACGGCATCGTATTTACCGCTCCTGAGTTTTATGTGGAACGGATGAAAGAAAGACTGGTGAACTGCTACGGATGCAGTTTGAAGCCCATTATAACGGAGTATTAACGAATAAAATAAGTGAGATGATGAAAAACGAGAAAGCAGTAAAAGAAAGCATGGACATGATTGCCGTTCAGGTAAAGGTACGGATAGGCACTTGTGTGGAAGAGGCAGACAAGTACACCAAAGAGATGAATGAGGATTACGAACACTTCTTCTGCTGGTATTCGGAGGATATGTACAAGGTGCAGCTCCGGCTGAAGATATACCGCGAGCTTCAAAAGGTGGTGAATGGCGGCAGCCTGTGCGAAACGCTCGGTTGGCTGAACCATACGGTAGGATGCTTTACGGACGACCTTTTGTGCGGATCCGTGCAGAACCACAGCACGAACGCCTCATTCAATACGGCTCACCTGCTGAATAGGGAGGTGGAACAGCAAATAGTGCGCGAGTTCAAGATGATACTCGCCCACGTAAAGGATGGAGGTATGGAAAAATGAAAACGTCATTATTGGATAAGGTAAAGCCGGAGTCATTGGACGTGCTATTGGACGCATTGACGGATGTAATGAACGAAGTCAAAGAAATAGAGCCGGATAAGGACAAGCGTCGCAGGGATGAGGACTATGCAGCCTGTTTAGGCATGAGCCTTACAGTATTCGGAGCATTAAGGAGACAGGTATTAGAAAAGCAAGGCAAAGAGATTGCCGGATAACTGGCGGCCCGGAAAGACGGGCAAGGGGCGGCAGGCGCGGCCGGAAAGTTGGTAAATTGAAAGCGTAGGACAGCCGCCGGGGTTCGACTCCCCGCGCCCCACCAAAGTTTAATCATTAAAACGAGTGAGATATGAACGAGCTTTTAAGTCAAGAAAAGAGACGGTACATCCACATCATGAAGGAAGACCGGGAGTTTATCATGAAGGCATTGGGCGTAACGGAGCGCACGGTGTTCAACGCCATCCGCTTTGACGAGAAGCGTGGCAATACGGACTTGGCAAAGCGTATCCGTAAGCTGGCTATGGAGCGAGGAGGCATTGTGATGGTGGTCATTCCCGAAATAGAAACACTGTTTGACGCGGATAACTATATGCGCCAATACTTTCCTAACGGAGCGTTGTTGGAGATAAGTAAAAACGACGGTAACGCAGCTATTTATTTCAAGGGTGAACGTGTTTGGAGCGCAGCTTCAACAATGTGCAGCGAAATTAAAGGTTTTCAAAGCCGTGCTATGGCATTGAAGTAAGGAGGTTCCTATGTTAGGGTATTACGACAACAAACTTTGCATTCCGGCACGTGAACTTGTAGGTGAGGGTATCATTACCTTGTCAAACTACAAGGCCATGTCTGCGCGTGGGCGAATTAAAGTCGCTCGTCGTGGGGGTGGTGCAAAAAACAGTTGTGCGCTGGTTGTTGTGGATAGCCTGCCCACCCATTATCGGGAACAAGTAGAAGAAAAGTTCGGTTGTGATGAAGCCCGCATCACCGCCTGGGTGATGTCGAACTACGAGCTTGACCAGGCAGCGGTGGTGTATTATACAGATTGGGCAGCCAGTCACAGAAGCGACCATGCCACGGTTGAGCTGGCACGGAAATACGCTGTGAACGCCTCCGTGCTGAATACCTGCATCAGACTGTATGAGCGCGGCAAGGAACGCGAGAAGCTGATGGGTGACAAATACGACTGGTCGAAGATGGCCAAGGTCATCGAAACGCTGCGCGAGCAGTTGGGGCATGATTTGCCGGCCAGCACGCTGCGTTTCCGGCGCAAAGTATGTGATTACAAGAAGTACGGTTATGCGTGCCTGATTAGTGAGAAGTTCGGCAACCAATGTGCCCGGAAAGTGGATTACAAGACCGAACGTCTGATACTTGGCATTGCCGTGCTGCCCAATAAGCCATTCAATACGAATGTTCTGGAAATGTATAATTCATTCGTGTGTGGTGAACTTGAGGTGTATGACCCGGAAACGGGAGAGCTGTTCAACCCGGATGACTTTACAGACAAGAATGGTGAGCCGTTGGTGCTGAGTGAGAGTACCATTGTGAACTATCTGAACAAGCCCAAGAACAAGGTGCTGATTCACCACGCACTGGAAGATTGGGAAACATTCATGCACGAAGACCGTCCGCACGTCCACCGCCATGACGGCGAGTTCTCGCTTTCGCAGATAACGGCGGACGACGTAGACCTGAGCCGCAAGATGGCCGACACGAAGAAGCGCGTGCACGCCTATTACATGTATGACGACTTGAGCCAGTGCGTGATAGGTGCTGCATACGGCAGGAAGAAAGACCAGATGCTTGTTGTGGAGTGCTTCCGGGATATGTTCCGCACGCTTGATCGGAACGGTTGGGGTATGCCTGCGGGCATAGAGGTGGAAAACCACCTGATGAGCGAATACAAGGGAGGATTCCTGCAAGCCGGGGTGGCGTTTTCTTTCGTACACTTCTGTGCACCGCTCAATTCGCAGGAGAAGCACTCCGAGTCGTTCAACGGCGCGAAAAAGCGCAGCATCATCCACAAGAACCATGAAGGCATAGGCCGCTTCTATGGGAAAGGCAAGTGGCGCATGAAGTCAAAAAAGGTAAGCGACGAGGATAATGACACCTATGAGGACAAAAAGTATTACAGTTACGAGGAGCTGGTGGCCGATGATATGGCCGATAACCGTGAATGGAACAACTCTCTGCACCCCAACCAGAAAAAATATCCAGGGATGACCCGCTGGCAGGTGCTGGAGGCCAACATCAACCCGACGCTGGAACGCATGGACAAACTGACGCTCAGCCGTTATATTGGCGAGAAAGTGCCGACCACGATACGTCGCAATTCAACTGTGCGCGTTGCGCATGAGGACTGGTGGCTGAGCGGCCCGGAGGTGCTGGAGCAACTGCAACCAAATGACTACAAGGTGGATGCCTACTACCTGCCTGACGATAACGGAAACCCGACCGATGTCTATCTTTTCCAGGGTGAACGCTACATAGACAAGGTGGAGCGTGTGGAAACTTACAATCGCGTAATGGCTGAGCAGACCGATGAGGACGTGGCCATTTATATAGACCAGCAGAAACGCATATCCAAGTTTGACAAGTATGTGCGTGACAACAAAATATCCAAGGTGGCTAAAGCAACGCCCACACCGACGGTGGTGGAAGAAACGGAAGATGACATAGTGCTGCCCTTGCTAACGATGCCGGACGAGCCTGAAGATTACGAATGGAAGCCGGACATGGACAGCACCAGGCGGGCATTGGAAGACCTTTAGAACAACATTAAAACAGCGTTAGATTATGATTACAGAAGCACAAAAACAAAGGATTATGGAGGCGATAGCCGCGAACCGCGCGAACTATCCGAGCGACGCAAAGCACGCCGCCTCCCTCGGCATCACCACTTCGGTGTACAGTGCCGTAAAAAACGGACAGACGGATAAAGTATTGAGCGATGCCAACTGGATAGGCATCGCCCGGAGGCTGGGCGTGAACCTGCGCGGTGGCATGGAATGGAAGGCTGCCAAGACACCTACCTTTGAGTACATCACCTCACAGCTGGAGATTTCGCAGAAATCCTGCCTTTCGGCCATCCTCTGTGACGTGCCGAACATCGGCAAGACATTCACGGCCCGGTATTATGTACAGACTCACAAGAACGCGGTCTATATCGACTGCTCACAGGTGAAGACCAAGCTGAAATTAGTCCGGAAGATTGCCGCCGAGTTCGGCGTGGACAGCAAAGGCCGGTATGCGGACGTGTATGAAGACCTGGTGTATTACCTCCGCTCCATCGAAACGCCGCTCATCATCCTGGACGAGGCGGGCGACCTGCAGTATGAAGCCTTCCTGGAGTTGAAGGCTTTGTGGAATGCCACCGAGCGGTGCTGTGCCTGGTACATGATGGGCGCCGACGGCCTGAAGGAGAAGATAAACCGCTCAATAGAGTGCAAGAAAGTGGGCTACACCGAGATGCTGAGCCGTTACGGCGACCGTTACAGCAAGGTCACCCCGGATGACAGCAAGGAACGCGAGGCTTTCCTGATGACGCAAGCACGGATTGTGGCCAAGGCCAACGCCCCGGAAGGCACGGACATCGCACAGATAGTGCGCAAGACGCGCGGAGGGCTAAGGCGGGTTTATACGGAGATTGAGAAACTTAAAATGACAGCACAATGATGACCAAGATAGAAATGCAGGCGATGGATGCTGTTATCGGCATCCATCGTGAAATGAAGAAGATGAATGAGCCGAACTGGGAACAGCGGCGTTACGAGTTGGCCAAGGAGATATTCCTGCGCCGGATAGTTTCCTATTCTTCAACTACATTCGAGGAAGATATAACGGACTCGGTTGCTTGGGCAGACCGTCTGATAGCCGAACTTCAAAAAGGGAAGTAAGACATGAAGCGCGCGTACAGTCCGAAAGAGATAGCCGCCAAGAAGTGGGTGACGCTGCCGTGGGGCGAGAAGTGGAGCAAGCCGTTCGGCGAGCCCGCCGACAACGCCTCGTGGTTCATCAGCGGTGCCAGCGCGAGTGGCAAGAGCTCGTTCGTCATGCAGCTCGCCAAGGAGCTGTGCAAGTATGGGCCGGTGCTGTACATGAGTTACGAGGAGGGCGTGAACCAGAGCTTCCAGCGGCGCATGGACTACTTGGGCATGGCTGAGGTGCAGGGACGGTTCCGCGTGGTGACGGATGACTCCTATGACGAGCTTGTGGAGCGGCTCAGAAAGCCGAAGTCTCCGAAGTTCATCATAGTGGACTCCTTTCAGGTGGCGGTTGACGATGCCGGGTTCAGTTATGAGAAGGCAGTGGAACTGATGAAGCGTTTTCCGAAAAAGTGTTTCATCTACATTAGCCAGGAGGACAAGAGCCAGCCGACCGGGAAGCCGGCGCGCAGGCTGAAATATATCTGCGACATGAAGGTGCGCGTGATGGGTTACAAGGCATACTGTCAAGGTCGTGCCATCGGCGAGGCTGGTACTTATTACGTGGTGTGGAAAGAAGGACTGATACAAACCAGCAACAATTTATAGTCAGGATATGGAAGAGTGGGAAAACAAATTGTTTCAGTTGCTGCTGAAAGGCAGCGAGGCCGCAGGCGTGGTGGATGAGTGGGTGGAGCGGAATATTGAAAGCGACCTGCGGCTCCGCCGGGCAAAGACCCGCGGGCATGTAGTGATAGAAACGCGCGATGTGATGTTCGCCAGCCATATAAGGCAGTGGTATCCGTCGTGCCAGGTGAACATAAAGGATTTGACAAAATGAACAAGAGAGTTTACATCAGCGGTGCCATCGCGCACCACGATTTGGCGGAACGCAAAGCGGCTTTCGGGGATGCGGAGCGTTTCCTTGGACTGAAAGGCTTCGACCCGGTGAACCCGTTCAAGAACGGCCTGCCGGACGATGCACACTGGAGGAAGCACATGCGGGCGGATATCGCCCTGCTGCTTGAATGCGATTATATCTACATGCTGCACGGCTGGGAACTGAGCAAGGGCGCAAAGCTGGAGTTGGACGTGGCCAGCTCGTGCGGCATTGAAGTGTTGTTTGAAAACCAGTTCAACCTATGAAACAGGAAGTGACCAATTTTGCGCGTTTTTACGCCTCGTTCAACCTGCTGCCGTACAACGGCGACCGCGAGGAGTTCAAGAAGTCCATCGTGCTGCAGTACACCTGGAACCGGACGGACAGCCTGAAGGAGATGACCCGGAGGGAGTACGACGAGTGCTGCGCGGCGTTGGAGAAGATTTCAGGCCGTAAGGACGAGCTGAAGAAGAAGCGCAGCACCTGCCTGAAGCTGATGCAGCAGATAGGGATCGACACCACGGACTGGGCGCGCATCAACGACTTCTGCATGAATCCTCGGATAGTGGGCAAGCCTTTTGCCCGGATCAGCCCGGACGGGTTGGAGGCGTTGGCCGTGAAGCTGCGCTCCATCAGGCGCAAGGGCGGACTGAAACCGAGAGAAGAAAAGACGAAACCACAACCGGGCAAGGTGGCCTATGTGTTCATTGGCCCCAATGCCCCAAAATGTTAAGATTATGAGCATGAGGCAAAGAGTGAAGGAAGCGATGGATTTCATACGCGAGCAGACAAAGGACATGAGCGAGGAACGCTACCAAGAATTTCTCGAACAGTTGAAGTTCGAGCTGGAGGCGGAATCAGAACTGTGCTGCTGGGGAGACCCGGAAGAAGAATAAGTGTAGAACCATAAATAAATCAATCATGAACGAAGAAAACAGACAGACTGTCGTCATGACGGCAGAGGAGAAGGCCGAGTTCGAGGCCTTCCAACAGGCGAAAGCCAAGAAAGCGGCCGAGGAAAAGGCCAAGGCCGACCGCGAGATGTACAAGCAGATGGTTGACGAGGAAATTGAGCGCTCCATCCCCGTGCTGCTGGGCATCAGCGAGGAAATCAAGGAGAGCAAGCAAAAAGTGCTTGACAACTTCAAGACCATCCTTGAAATGAAGTCCGACTTGTTCAAGACCAAGGTGCGCGACGACCAGCGCAGCCACACGTTCACGAACAGCAGGGGCGACCAGCGCATCACGCTCGGCGTGTACGTGACGGACGGGTACCGCGACACCGTGGAGGACGGCATCGCCATCGTGAAGGAGTATATCGCGTCGCTGGCCAACGACGAGAAGACGCAGGCTCTGGTGAACATGGTGTTCCGGCTGCTGAGCCGCGATGCCAAGGGCACGCTGAAGGCCAGCCGTATCGTCCAGCTGCGCAAGGTGGCCGAGGATACCGGCGACGCGCGGTTCCTGGAAGGCGTGCGCATCATCGAGGAAAGCTACCAGCCTGAAGTGAGCAAGCAGTTCATCCGGGCCGAGGTGAAGGATAAGAACGGGATGTGGAAGCCCATCCCCCTTGGAATGACAGAATCTTAAAAATGACATGACAATGAAACAGGAAGTGAAGAAAGACCCGAAAGTAGCCCTGTGCCGCAAATGCCACGGCACGGGCAAAATCGTATCCGGGCGTTTCATCCGCAAGACGGAGACCTGCCCGCAGTGTGAAGGGAGCGGCCGTGTGACGGTGAGCTGCGAGATGACGCTTGACATCCGTCCTTACAAGCCAAAGGGTGAACAGGGTATGGACTGACAGTATCGCAATATGGGGAACCGGCACGGTGTGAGTTATCAGAAACGCGTCGCTGACATCAACAGGATATATGACCTCTATGTCAAGAAGGGAGTCCCGAACAGGGAGATATGGCGGAGGTACATATATCCTGTGTATGGTATCAGCGAGAGGACTTTTTATAACATATTGAAAGCGTCCGCCAACCCCAAGAACGACCTGCCGGAAGACACCCAGCTGTATTTGAAGTTTGACACATGAGCGGAACGGACAAGAATACCAGAGCGGTAATACGCCGGATATTGTCGGATATCCGGGTGGAGCTTGGCGACGAGTTTGACAGGAACTTCGAGCGCCAGGCTTTTTTCAGCGATGCATGGGCGCGCCGGAAAAGCCCGACCCGTCCGGGTGGCACGATACTGGTGGACACGGGCACGCTGCGGCGCAGCGTCAAGAGCCGGACAACCGATGACAGCATCACGTTCTATACCGACCTGCCGTATGCGGCCATACACAATGACGGCGGGGAGATGGTGGTGACGGAGAAGATGAAGCGGTTTTTCTGGCACAAGTATTATGAGGCCACCGGAAGTTTCGGGCGGAAGAAGAACGGCGAACGCCGGAACGACAAGCGGACGCGCCAGCTTTCCACAGAGGCCGATTTCTGGCGTTTCATGGCCCTCAAACGTGCCGGGACTACCATTCGCATACCCCGGCGGAGATTTCTCGGCACAGGGCCGGAAGTTGAGCGTATCGTGCGGGAGATTATCGAGGACAACCTGAACGAGTATTTCAATATGGATTTTAGCATAGAAAGGAAATGAGAAAGGAACTGTACCAGATGCTGTGCGACCGTCTGAAGGAGGTCGGCGGCGGTGCTATAAAGCACATTGACTTGTGGAACCACAATGTGGAGTTCATCGAGCAGGAGGAGAGCTGGGCGCGCCCGGCTGTGTTCGTGGAGTTCCGGCCGATAAAGTGGAACGCGATAGTGAACGGCGTGGAGTACCGTGCCGAACCGGAGGTCGCGTTGCACGTGGTGACGGACTGGACGGGCAGCGTGAGCGACGGCAGCCCCTTCAAGGAAGAGAGCCTGGAGGTGTTCGACCTGCTGGAGGAGATACACGCCGCGCTTGCCTGCATGGATGGAGAGACCTTCAGGGAGTTCGACCTTGTGGAGAGCGATACCAACCATAACCACGAGGACATCGTTGAGAACATAGAGGTGTACCAGTGCGTGGCGATAAAGTCGCTACAGTAACGAAGAAGCCCCGCAAGCCGGAAACGGCCTGCGGGGCTCTTGTCAGAGCAGCAGCCAAATGATGCTTGCCGCAATGCCTCCACCCACTGTAAGAAGCCAGTCAGTCCAGTCCCACGGGCTGCCGTGCAGCTTGTCTTTCAGTTCGAGGCATGAGGCCGCCACGGCAGCCGAATACACGGCCCCGAATGCGGAACATGCGCACAATCCAACTACAAAGCCCCCGGCAAGGTGTTTCCACCGGTTGCTTTCCTTCAAAAAAGAGATAATTCTGTTCATAATGAATCGGTTTTGAAAAATTGTTTGTATATTTGCAGTTGAGGATTGAATGAGCCCCTCACACGTCGGCCTTTTTGAGGTGCAGACTTCGGGGGGAGTTTCAATCCTTATTTTATAATCCGCATTGTATATAGTATCTCTCCGCTTGTAACTTTTGCCTTGCATTCAATTTTTACCCCATTTATTTGTGTTGAATATACATTGAAGTTGAACTGATGGTGACGACCCTGTTCTGTCCTTACGAATTTGGCATCAGGTAGCCATTCGTCCGCTTTCATTGCAAGCAGCATGGTTTCTGCCAATTTGCTGTTGTGCAAGTTCTTGGCAAATGTTTCATCGAAGAAGCCCTTATTTAGAATTATGTCCGAGCCTGTGTCGTTGTTTTTGATTACCAAACGCTTGGCCGTACCCGTGAAGGTGCTTACTTCGGGCAAATGCTCGTTTGCCCATTGCCTTACGTTATCCCGAATGGCCAATCGCTCCTCTTTCGTAAGTTTGTTTGAATGTTCCTTTTGTGCAAGTTCCCTTATCAACTGACACGCCTGGCACAGTTCGTTGTCCGGGATGAACGCCTTGGCGAGCTTCGCTTTCCCTTTGGCGATGTCACAATCCCGGCACCGGCTGATGGTGTACGGATTATAGTCCGGCACGGCCTTCTCCTGCTTGCCGGGATTGAAACGGAACATCCCTTTCGTGTCGCGCTGCAGGGCTTCCTCGCCGAGCGCCATCGCCTCGTCGTGCGGCGTGGCCGGGTAACGCGACTTGCGCACCTGCACCACGGTACAGCGGCAGTTCCACCCGTTTGGCGGATAGTATTCCTCCCAGAAGGAATCCGTAATCGGCAGCGTCACTCCGTGGAGTGCGGCGTGTTCCGGGCGCACCTTGTTGTCGTGCGCCGTGCGGTACTGCAGGTAGTAGCGGTCGCCGTCCTGCATGAACCCCTCCCATTTGGCCGCCATTTCGGCGGAAGCCTGCACGAAGTTGAATTCCGACCGCAGGTAGTTCGAGTTGTAGGCGGCGTCAATGCTCTGCACGTCCTTCAGGAAGCGTTCGAACGTCTTTCTGTTGCCGTTCTCATCCAGCAGGGAGGGGAACGCCTCGTTCAGCTCATGGAACGCCTTCATGCCTGAAAAGACGTAGTTCGAGCGGCTGAGCCTCTGGCGCATGATGTCGGACATCTCCACCTGCTTGAAGGAGCCGTTCAGCGTGTCAGTGTGCAGGCTGATGAACTCCTGTGCGGCCGGTTCCGCCAGTATGCCGATGCGGAGCGACGCGCCTTCTTCCTTGTAAAGCGCGCGCATCATGCCCTCGAACTTCTGCCTCAAGTCCTCCGACGGTGTGCACAGGTCTTTGCCGGAGGCGTAGCCGAGCAGTTTCCCGGCCAGTTCATCCATCTTTTCAGGTGCGTTCAGGTTGGAATAGGAAAGCAGCTCCTTGGAAAAAGTCCTGCCGCGCAGGGTGGCGCTGATAAGTTCGGCCTCGAACTCGGCCCGGTTCTGCAGGGCGTATCTGGAAAGTTCCTTTTGTATGAGTTCCTTGTTTACGCCTTTCATCTCCCACTGGTGCTCTACCGTAGCATACGCTTTCGGCTCCAGCATGCAGTCGATGTGGTGGCCGAGTTCGTGCAGGAATGTGTTGTCCTGCGCCCCCGAACCGTATTTCATCTTCTTCTCCCTGTAGCTTTTATAGTCGCGCTCGCGTCTTTCATTGAAATACAGTATGCCTTCGAACCCTTCCGCTATGGGCGCGCTGTATTCCGCCCCGACGGTCGCGCCGAGCTTCCGTTTTAGCAGACGGGGCAGCTTTATGCCGTGCGACAGCAGGATTCTCGCCGCGGCTTCCGCGTCTTTCCGTGCCTCGGCGTTCTTAATGACGGATGCCCACTCCTTGGCAGCCTTGTCGATGTCGTCATTCTTTCCCAGCGTCAGACAGCTTCCTCCGAGCAAGGCTTTATAACGTAGGTGCAGCCCCGAATAGTCATCGGGGCTTAGTCGAAAAAAAGGCGTGTGTTTTTTTGCCGTTTGTTGTCATCTTCCTTCCCGTCCTTGCCTGCCACCTGTACGGCACGCCTTTCTCCGACCGGCATGTTGTATTTTTCCGCGAAGTATTTCGGGTCGACCTCATAGCGGTCTGACACCATCTTCTCGAAGGCTACCTGCTGTTCCGGGGTATAGTCCACCGAATCGTCCCATTCAAAGCGCAGCCCCTTGACCGGGAAGCCATGCTTCGCCATGCGCGGGATGAGCTGGTTGTTCACGATGTCGGCCAGCATGGTGCGGTCGCTTTCCACGAGGTTCTCGAACACCTCGAGATGCGTCTGCGACTGTGACAGGCTGGAGCCGTCCTCGATGGTCATGGTCTGTCCGATGATGAGCTTGGAGAGCTCGGAGTTCGCCCTGTCCACGCGCTTGTCGTACACGTTGAAAGCATCGCCCTTGGTGCTTTCAACGACTTCGATTTCCGTGCCCTCCTGGAACACGCCCCAGAGGCTCGCCCCCATGCTGTCCATCATCTTTTCCATCTTGGCCAGCTCCTTCTCGTCGCGCGTGGTGGTCTTGGCGATGCGCATGGGCATGCCGAAAATCTCCGCGAAGGTATCCCAGAACGCCAGGGCGTTCTTCTTCGGGATGGTCTGCGTGGCGGCCTTGAGGAACAGCCCGAGGTCGTCAGGCTGCCCGGCTTCAATGAGCCAGTCCGTAAACGGGGCACGGCGGTATTCCAGCCCGGTCGTCCAGTCCTGTCCGAGGTCGGTTACGACCCGTCCGTATTCGGGTATGACGTGCTTGCGCGGTATGAGCTTCACCCCGTCGTAGCAGATGCAGCCGTCCCCGTCGGTGACTATGTCGCCGAGCTCTATGAGCGAGTGGCCCCAATAGACGGAATCGAGCGACAGTTTCATCAGCTGGCGGAACCATGCCTGGTTGAAATAGTGTGCCGCGTCTTCTACCTCCTTGCCGTCCGCGCCGACAATCTTGAACGAGCGCGACATGACGAAGCCCTTGCGCTGCTCGATGCAGCCGGACAGGTGCAGGTCAGCGTCCACGTCCCGGTAGATGTCGTAAAGCGGCTTGCGGTTCGGGCTGTCCACGTTGATGGCCAGCTGCCAGGCGTTGCGCCAGTCCTGTATGTCCTTCCGCGTCAGCGCGTCGGTCGTGCGCTGCAGGTTGACTACCATCTTCCGCACTTTCCTGCGGTCGCCTTCCTTTGCGAGATTGAAGTCTCCGTATCTCGTATGCAGCATCCGGTCGTCATGGCCGGCGAAATACTGCCTTATGTCTTTCCATATTCCCATAAGCCTACCAGTTATAGCGTTGTTTCTTCTGGCACCCGTAAATGAATGTTCCGCTTACCGGCTCACCGTCCTCGTCCAGTACGACCGGCAGATCCGGCACAATCTTCCCTGCCTGTACGCCCTCCAGCCATTTGACGGCCCTTTCGTAACGCTCCTTGCGTATTTCCATGCCCATCTTCTGCGGCAGGGACGCCGCCATGTGGTAGAGCGCAATGTCGCAGCAGTACATGACCACGAGCCGGTTGCGCGCGTCACCTTCTGCGGCGAACAGGGCCGCGCAGTCATATTTCGGGCGCAGGTATCCGGCCATTTCCTCCTGCGCCTCCATCTCGGCATTGCTGCGGTTTTCCGTGCTTACCTGGGACACCACCTTCAGCGCGCTCTCGCCGATGACCACCTTGTAATCCTCGTCTGTAATGAACATAATGCCTCCTTTCAATGCGTTACGAACAATGCACGTTTCTCGATGTCCTGCACGGTCACCCCCTTGCGAAACCGGCGGCGTGCCACCAGTTCCTTGATAGCCTTCTTTGGTACGACTTTCAGTCCGCCGTTCAGGTAAACCACATAAAACTTCATGCCGTGTAGTTTGGAAAGTTCCACGGCCTTTTTCACGGCACGCTTGTACCGCCATGCGAAAATCAAATCCTTTATCAGTCTGAACATATCACCAGCTGTTTTTTGAGGAATGGCGCCTCATGCCAAGCCTCGGTTTATAAATCTGTTGTCTTGTATGCTTCTGGAGTATCCAGATGGCGCCCTCGTCCGCGTCCGGCGCATCATCGTGGATACGGCTGCCGCGTTCAAGGGCAAGCGTCTGCTCGATACCGACCTGCATGTCCGGAGTGTCCTTCAATGCTTCATTGTAGAACACGAAACCGCGTTCCCACAAGGGCGAAACGGCCTCGATGCGCTGGAGTTTCTCCGGCTTCTTGCGCATGTCCGGCATGATGGGCAACTGGTAGCCGCGGCGGTTGCCCTCCTCGGTGAACTCGTCCAGGATGATGTCCTGCATGAAGTTCGCTTCCATGAAAAAGAGGACGGCTGCCCTGTCACGCGTGCGCTCATGCAGGTCATAGAGCCACCGTACCATGCCGGTCACGGTGTCCTGCCGGACATAGCAGTCGAGAAGGTGGAGTTCGGAGCCTGTCTTTCCCCAAAAGCGTGAAGCCTTGTAGTCGTTGGCCGTGGTGGACTTGAACGAGGGGTCGGTGTAGCACACGAGCTGGTCGTACTTTTCAAGCGGCAGCACCTTCTTAAAGCGTATCCAGTCGTGGCGGAAGATGGTGCCGTCCTTGATGGGGTTGTGCATCATCTCCTTCTCCCATGCCCGATAACCCACGAAGTTCCGGTACTCCTGTGCCTCGTCCTTCGTCCACTTCTCCTTCCAGACGGGATTTCCGTCGCGGTCGACCGCCTTCACTTCCGACACATATACACCTTTTGTGGCCGCGATGTTGGCCAGTACGGAAGTCTTGGAAATGAGGTTGCCCACCATGATGAAGCGTCCGCGCCCTACGTCCAGCGCTCCGAAAAGCGCCTCCTTTACCCAGTCAGTCAGGTCTTTGACGCGCTTCTCGTTGCGGCAAAGCTCGTCGTCGTCGAGGTCGTCGATGACGATGTAGTCCGGGCGTGCCTCACGCTCACGGAGGCCGCGGGGCGACTGTCCGCGTCCGCAGGCCAGGAACTTCACTCCGGACTGCGAGGTGAACTCGCCCTCCTGCCAGTCGCCCACGCTTTTCTGCTCGCCGAAATCGGCGATGATGCGGGCGTTGAACTCCAGCTCGGCCTGTATGTCCGAGAGCAGGCGTATGGCGCTGTCCTCGCTTTTTCCGACGACCACCATGAAATTGATGAGCCGCTTGGGCTGGAACATCAGCCAGAGCGGCATGAAGATGTCGAAATGGGTGGACTTGGCATGGCCGCGCGGCCATTTGAATACTGCCTTCAGGTTCGGGGTGTTCTTGACCTTGACGGCCGCCGTGTTGTGGAACGGCGCATTATGTATGGTACGGATGACTTCGCCCGTCACCTTGTCGCGCAGTTGCAGGAAATGCGGGAAGTAGTATTCACAGAACGCGGCATAGTCCTTTTGCAGACGCCGGATGCGCCTGTCCTTTTCGACCGGCGTCTCCCTTACCAGCAGTGCAGTGTCCGTGATGGACTGGATGTGCTTGCAGTGTTCCTGCCATTCCGCATACCTCTGTTTAATCTCTGCCTGTGTCGCCATGCGTCACCTCCCCAGGCTCGTGCCCATGCTTTCCACTATATACTTGTCCTGGTACTTGTTGATGGCCTTGATAAGGTCGGGCGTGAGTTCCGGGTCGGTCTGCGCCCGGTGCTCCAGCCATTTTGAAAAGGCCATGAACACCTCGATGGCATCCACCACGTTGGCCTTCTTGTCGAGCTTCTCGATGACCGACGACAGTTTGGCCAGCTTGTCGCCCAGTCCGGCGATGAGGTTGGCATCCTCGGATGCGTTCACCTGTTCTATGAGCTTGTCAATTGTCAGCAACAGCTTGTTGACCAGTTCCGGGCGTGTGATGCTCTTGGCCGCCCTTGCCTCCTTCCATCCCTCGGCGGAACACCATTTGGAGACGGTGACCCGTGATATGCCTATCTTGTCGGCAATCTCGGTTTGCTCCATCCCGGAAAGGTACAACGCCCTGCCGAGCGACTTCTTCTTTTCAATATCTGCTTTCTTCATATCTGGTAAAATCTTGAATGCGTGCGTATCTTACGGCAAAGTTGCGGCGTTTCGGGCTGAACGCCAAAAAGATAGGAAACGGTTGCATAGAAGTGTGCAACCGTTTCACACTTTTTTGGCGGCCAGCCCTTTGCGGTGTAATATTGCAGCGTAAAACGCAAAACGCGAATACGAAATGAGTGCAAGACGAGTAAGAATTTCAAACGACAGCCTGAACAGCTACGGCTCCCGTGTGCTGACTGCAGGCATGAACGTGGAGCAGTACTGCCGGAACCCCGTGCTGCTTTACATGCACGAGCGCGGCAACGTAATCGGCTATGTGAAAGACCTGAAGTCCGAGAACGGCGAAGTGACCGGCGAGCTGGTCTTTGACGAGGCCAGCGAACTGTCGAAGCGGTGCAAGAAACAGTATGAGTTCGGCAGCCTGCGCATGGTCAGTGCCGGGATAGACATACTGGAACTGAGCGATGCGAAGGAGCACCTCGTGCAGGGGCAGACCCGGCCGACGGTGACGAAGAGCAAGCTGTTCGAGGTGTCGCTGGTGGACATAGGTGCCAATGACGATGCCATCGTCCTGAAAAGGGACGGCACAGTGATAAATCTCGGCAAGGACGGCGAATGCCTCCTGCCATTGTTGAACAACAAACCCCAAAAACAAAAAGTTATGGATCAGAAAATGCTGGCCCTCCAGTTGGGCCTGCCGGAAACGGCTGACGAGGCGGCCATCAGTGCGAAGCTCGCGGAACTGAAAGCCTCCAAGGAAGATGCGGACAAGCTCCGCAAAGAAAACGAGACGCTACAGCTCGGACGTATCACGGCGGCGGTGGAAAAGGCCATCGCGGAAAAGCGTATCGGTGAGGACAAGAAACAGCAGTTCATCGAGCTTGGCAAGAAAATCGGAGTGGAAGACCTGGAAAGCACTTTCGGTGCCATGTCGCCGCAGGTGAAGCTGAGCGCGGTCGTCGGCCATCAGGGAGGTGCTCCTGCCGCAACCACGGTTACCTACAAGAAGCTGAGCGAGGTTCCTTCCGAGAAGCTGGAAGAGATGCGAGAGAAACAGCCGGACGAATACAAGCGCCTGTACAAGGCGGAGTACGGCATGGAGTGTGAAATCTGAATGTGAAACCTGATAAAGACAATGACAATGAACAAGAAAATCATGATGGTGCTGGCTGCCGTCCTGTTCAACTGCATGACAGGCGGCTTGCTGGCAATGGCGGCCGGCATTTCTCCGGCCATCGGTGCGGCCGGCATGAATTCCGTGGCCGTCCTGTTCGGTGGTGCCATGCCCCAAGGCGTGCTGCGTGCCGGAGTGTATAAAGAAATCTGGACGGGCGAGCTGGTGAAGGCCCTGCGCGGTCTGCTGGAAGGCACTTGGCTGGACGGCATACCTGACAGCTCGTCCTTAGTGAACAATGACATCATCCACCTGGTAGAGGTGGGAGTTGACCCGGAAGTGCTGATTAACAACACGACCTACCCAATCCCGTTGCAGGCTTTGGACGATGCGGACATCGCAATCGAGCTTGACAAGTTCCAGACGAAGGTGACCCCCATCACGGATGATGAGCTGTATGCCATCAGCTACGACAAGATGAGCCGTGTGAAGGAGAGCCATTCGAATGCCATCAATGACGCCAAGTTTGCGAAGGCAGCCCATGCGCTGTGCCCTACGGAAAATACGGACACCACTCCGGTATTGGTAACGACCGGCGAGCGTGATGCCGAAACGGGCCGTCTGCGCCTTGTGCCTGGTGACATCGTGCGCCTGAAAGCCGCATTGGACAAGTTGCGTGTACCGGCAGACAAGCGTCGCCTGGTATTGTGCAGTGACCATGTAAACGACTTGTTGATGGCAGACCAGAAGTTCAAGGAGCAGTACAACCTGAACCAGACGGAAGGCCGGATAGGCCGCCTGTACGGTTTCGACATCTATGAGTTCGGGAATACTCCGCTCTATACCGTTGCCGGCAAGAAGAAAGCTGTCGGTGCCTTGGCTGAAGCCGGGGAATTCCAATGCTCGTTCGCCTTCTATGTACCGCGTGTGTTCAAGGCCACCGGCTCTACCAAGATGTATTACAGCGAGGCATCGACCGACCCGGAATACCAGCGCAACAAGATCAACTTCAGGCACTACTTCATCTGCATGTTCAAGAAAGCGGATGCCGGTGTGGCAATCCGCAGCGGCTATCAGGCATCGTCGGACGGCAGCATCACGGCAGACCCGACTACCGTGACAATCCCGGCTGAAGGTGGCAGCAAGGACGTGACGGTGACAGCAAGCGGCGCATATACGGTGGGTGCAGCCCCTGAAGGCTTCAGCGTAAGCAAGAAAGGCAATACTGTGACCATTTCAGCAGAAGCCAATGAAGGTGAACAGAAAAGCGGAACCCTGACATTGACCTTGCAGTCCAACAACAGCAAAACGGCCAAGATAACGATAACCCAAACGGCAGGAGAGTAAGTCATGGCACAATTGAAACGTTTGGTATTGCATTGTACAGCCACCCCAGAAGGCCGCGAAGTGAGCGCGGCGGACATCCGCCACTGGCACACCGACCCGGTGAGCAAGGGCGGTCGTGGATGGAAACAGGTCGGCTATACCGACATGATACACCTGGACGGAAAGGTGGAACGCCTGGTGGACAACAACGAGGACGCACAGGTGGATCCTTGGGAGATTACCAACGGGGCAAAAGGGTACAACTCCACATCCCGGCACGTTGTGTACGTCGGCGGCGTTGCCGCTGACGGCAAGACCCCCAAGGACACCCGTACCCCGGCGCAGAAGAAGGCGATGGAAGCCTACGTGAAAGACTTCCGCCGGCGTTTCCCCTCCATCCCGGTTGTAGGGCATAACCAGCTGGCGGCGAAAGCCTGCCCGAGTTTCGATGTGCCTGCATGGCTGGAATCGATAGGAATCAAACAATAAAAACATAGTATCAGATGGGACTCAGTGAAATTCTCAATTTCGTACTGGGTGGCTCTCTTTTGGCGACCGTGGTTGGCATTGTGACGCTCCGCGCGACGGTGCGCAAGGCCAACGCGGAAGCCGAGAAGGCGAAGGCGGATGCCGAAACCGTGCGGATTGACAACGCTGAGCACGCCACCCGGATACTTGTGGACAATATAGTCGAACCGTTAAAAGACGAACTCAATGCGACGAGGAAAGACCTTCAGGCGACGAAACGCGAGATGGCACGCCTTCGCAAGGCCATTGACACTGCCAATTCTTGCAAGCATCATGACGATTGCCCTGTGCTTCGCGGGGTGCGCGAGCACCCGAAAGACAGCGCGGGAAACGGCACGGACGGAAACGGCGACGGCCCGGGCGGACAGCATGAGGAGCGAAGTCCGCCTGATACGGACGGAAACGGTACCGAAGTCGGAGGTGAGCCTGAAGATACCGGCTGACAGCCTTCTGAGGCTTCCTCCGCTGGCCTCATACAGCGGGAAGAGCGGACAGGCCAGCGTGTCGGTAAGCCGCGACAGGGACGTGATCACCGTGTACGCGAGCTGCGACAGCCTGCAGCTCCTGGTGGAATACTACGAGCGGACATCCTCCGTGTGGAAGGAACGCTACGAGGAGATGGCCGGCCTGTACGAGGCAGAAGTAAAACAGCGTTCGAACCCCGTTAAAACATTCTTCTACGGTTTCGGGGTCGGAATACTGCTGAGTGTGCTAACAACAATAATCATCATTCTAAAACGAAAGAACAATGGCAACTAAGAAATTCATATACGGCATAGCCGTGGTAAAGTTCAACAGCAAGGAAATCGGCTACATCGAGAAAGGCAGCTGGGACTGGGGCGGCACTAAGCCGGAGAGTACGGACGTGGAAGCCGAGCAGGTACCTGACGCTCCGGTGCTGACACTGGCCAACAAGAACGCGACCATCGCGCCGACGTTCAACCTCATACAGCTGGACTATGAGAACATCCAGGCCGTGCTTGGCGGCACGCTGGTGGGCAGCACGGGCAGCTACACCGGCTGGAAGGCCCCGACCGACCTCGTGGAGCTGCGCGGCCCGTGGGAAATCCAGTTCGTGAGCGGCCAGACGATGAAGATACCCAACGGCACCATCATGGCCAACCTGGGCGGCAAGCTGACGCTGACGGAGGTATCCAAGCTGGAATGCCAGCTGAAGGTGAACAAGCCCGAAGAGCCGGACACCGCTCCCTACGAAATCAACGACACGCCGTCAGAGTAACGTATGGACAAGTCAACGGAACGTCTGGTGCAAGCCGAGGGGGCGGCCGCCCTGTTGGACAGGGGCGTGTCCGTCCCCTTGAAGGACATGCGCATCCCTTTCAGGAAGAAGCCCATGAAGCTGCGTGTCGTGATGCGCCGCCCCCGCCTGGGCGGGCTGATGCGGCTGGCACGGGTGTACCTGTCGCTGGGCGTGACGGCGGAGCAGATGAAGAAGTTCACTAAGGAGGAGGAAATGGCCTTCCTTGCGGCACACGGCAAGGAGATAAGCCGCATGATAGCCTACACGCTGTGCCGTGGCTGGATAAGCCGCCGCCTGCTGGTGGGCGTAACAGCCTGGGCGGTGAGGAACTGGATGGCCCCGGAGTACCTGGACGCGGCCATGCGCAGGTTCATCTTCCTTTTGGGTACCGACCCTTTTACGAATATTATCAGATCAGCCGGGAAGATGAACCCGATGAAACTGAGGCTGAGCCAAAAAAGAAAGGGGAGTTAAAGACGGTGTACGAGCCGTCCCATAGCCCCTTCGGATTTGTCTGGCAGATAGCGGATGCCACGGGCTGGAGCGTGGACTACATCCTGGAAGGCGTAAACTACCAGACCCTGATCATGATGCTGGCTGACGCGCCGCGCTATGTCCGTAAGAAGAAGGAAGAGATGAGCGCGGAAGAGGAGGCCGCCGGTATTGTAGGATTTTTCCAAAGCAACCTGAAGAAATAAAATGGCAACGAAACCCGTAGAAATAGAGATACTGATGCGTGACCGCCTGAGCGCCGGGCTTGACAAGGCCGGGCGCAAGGTGGACGAGCTGAAAACGAAGACCACCGGCGCGTCGGCGGAGATGGAGCGGCTGGACAGGCAGGCTGAATCCGTCCGGGGTACCGTGTCGAAGATTGCCGGGGCGTTCGCCGTGAAGGAACTCGTCACGGGCATCGTCAAGGTGCGCGGCGAGTTCCAGCAGTTGGAGGCCTCCTTCCGTACCATGCTGGGCAGCGAGGAAAAGGCCGACGCGCTGATGCAGCAGCTCATACGCACGGCGGCCACCACCCCGTTCGACCTCCAAAGCGTAGCTAACGGCGCGCGCCAGTTGCTGGCCTACGGCGAGAACGTGGAGAACGTCAACGATGACCTCATCCGCCTGGGCAACATCGCCGCCGGACTGAACCAGCCCCTGAATGACCTGATTTATCTTTACGGCACCACCATGACGCAGGGTCGCCTTTATACGGCAGACTACAACCAGTTTGTGGGCCGCGGCATCCCCCTCGGCCGTGAGCTGGCAAGCGTCCTGGGCGTGACGGAGAGCAAGGTGCGCGAGATGGTGGAGGCCGGCAAGGTCGGTTTCCCGGAAGTGCAGCAGGCCCTGCAGAACCTCACGAACGAGGGCGGCATGTTCTACAACCTCATGGAGGAGCAGAGCAAGACCATCACCGGACGCGTCAGCAACATCCAGGACAGCATCAGCATGATGATGAATGAAATCGGGCAGCAGTCCGAAGGCATTATCGGCGGTTCGCTGGATGCGGTGTCCTACCTGGTTGACCACTACGAGCAGGTGGGCCGCGTATTGGTCGGTCTTGTCGGCACCTATGGGGCATACAAAACAGCCGTCATGGCCGTCACCGCCATGCAGGCCCTCCAGACGGCCGGCGTTGGCGCGCTGACCGTGGCCGAAACCCTGCACTACGGCTGGCTGGTCATCGTGGAGAAGGCGCAGAAGCTGCTCAACGCCACGATGCTCGCCAACCCCTACGTGCTGGTGGCCACGCTGATTGCCGGCGTGGTGGCCGCGATGGTGTCGATGAAGACCGAGACCGAACGCCTGAAGGAAGCCGAGGAGGAATACCAGGCCGCCAAGCAAAAGACCATCGAGGCAGAGGAGGAACACCGCCGCAGGCTGGAGGAACTCTGCGGCGTGGCCGGTGACGAGAGCCTGGCCACCGACACCCGGCGCGAGGCGTTGAACAAACTTGAACAGAAATACCCGGACATCTTCGCCAAGTATGACACCGAATACGAGAAGCTGAAGAACATCAAGCGCATCAAGGAGGAAATCGCCGAGCTGGAAGCCGGACAATCCATCACGCGGCCTCAGAATGAGCTGGACAGCGTGAACGAGCGCATTGCCGTGCTGGAAGCCAAGAAAGCCACCGAACGATGGGAGGACGCCAACGGTTCCGGGACGCGGATGCGCAAGGTAGGCGGTCTGACCGGAAACGAAGCCACCGAGCTGCAGAACCTGTATAACAAAAGGAAGGCGTTGTCCGAACAGGTGCGCAAGGAGCGTGCCAACGCCTACTTCGAGAACCTGACCGGCATCAGCAACGAGACGCTGGAGCAGCAGATCCGGCAGCGCGAGAACCTGCTGGCCCGGATGACGACCGAGCAAAGGAAATACGGAGCCATTAGCTATGGCAACGAGACGTTGAGAGGCACGTTCAGCCGTGACGAGTTGCAGTACCAGCTCAACAAGCTGACCGCCGAGAAGAACCGCCGGAACCTGAGGCGCGACTCCAGCGCGGACTGGGGCGCACAGGCGCGGAAGGAATACGAGCAGGCCCTGAAAGCCTACAACGACTTCCTGGCCGACACGTCCAACAGCCTGACGCGGGAGGATTATGAGAAGAAGGCCAAGGAACTGAAGGACGCCCTCAGCCTGGCCAAGAAGGAATACGACCGGTACAAGCCCGGCGAGGACAAGGATTCCGAGAGCGAGCGCAAGGCCGCCGACAAGGTCGAAAAGGAAGCCGAACGGCGCAGACAGGCGCAGCAGAAGCTGGACGACGAACTCATCGCCCTGGAGTTGCAGAACCAACAGGATGAGCTTGACCTGATGGGCGAAGGGACGGACAAGAAGCTGGCGCAGATAGACGCAGACTATGACAAGCGCAAGGCCGAAATCGAAAAGAAGGCCCGCGAGCTGGCCGATGCCAACAGGAAGGCCGGGGTGGCGGACGTGAACTCCTCCGGGCTGACGAAGCCGCAGCAGGACGAAATCGACCGGGCGAACGGACTGAACGAGGATACCCGCAGGAAGGAAACCGTAGAGGTCTATGAGGCGGAAGCCGCAGCCATGCGCGACTACCTGAAAGAGTACGGCACTTACCAGCAGCAGAAGCTCGCCATCGCCCGGGAGTACGCGGAAAAGATACGCAAGGCGCAAAATGACGGAGAGCGCATGGCCCTGGAGCGGCAGCGCGATTCGGAGACGGCCGCCCTGGACGTGTCCTACCTGAAGCAGTCCATTGACTGGACGGCCGTGTTCGGGGAGTTCGGCGGCATGTTCTCCGACATCATCCGCCCGGCGCTCGAACAGGCGAAAGCCTACATGCGGACGGACGAGTTCAAGCGGCTCGACCCCTCCAGCCAGAACGACCTGGTGGACGCCGTCCGGCAAATGGAGCAGTCCTCGGGCGGTTCCGACAAGGCCAGTTTCAGGCGGCTCGGTACCGAAATCGACAGCCTCCGGCAGTCCATGCTGGAGCTGAACGAGGCGAAGCAGGCGGAGGCCGAAGCTCTCGAAAGGCTCAAGGAAGCGCAGGAGGATTACGAGCAAGCCCTGCGTGAGGGTTCGGATGCCGAAATTGAGGCAGCCCGGACGGCGAGGGACACAGCCCAGGAGAATGCCGACTCCGCTTCGGAATCCGTCCGGACACAGGAGGCCGTTGTAAACGGTAACCAAAAGGCCGTCACCGATACGGCATCCACACTTCGTGCCAACATGGAGAACGTGACGCAGGGCCTTCAGAAGCTCGCCTCTTCCGGCATCCGGAACGCCTACGACGGCCTGATACAGCTCGGCAAGGGCACCGGCGGCGCGATGGGAAAGATTGCCGAGAGCCTGGAGAAGGTTCCCATCGTGGGATGGATCATCTCCATCATAGACGTGTTCAAGGACGGGCTGAGCAACTTCATCGGCCCGCTGCTTGACAGCGTGTTCAATGCGGTCAGCGGCATCATCGGCGACGTGCTTTCCGGCGACGTGTTCGTCACGCTGTTCAAGTCCGTCCGTTCCGGTATCGGCAACATCCTTGACGCCATCTCGTTCGGCGGGTTCGGCAAACTGGTGGACAAGATAAACGGGAGCAATGCGGAAGAGGTGCAGGCCTCCATCGACCGGCTGACCGACCGCAACGAGTCCCTGCAGCAGAGCATCGAAGACCTGACCGACACCATCAAGGGCGGCGAGGGCCGGAAGAGCGTGGCCGCCTACCAGCAGGCCTACGACTACCAGAGCGAGCAGAACGCGAACTATCTCGCCATCGCGCAGGCGCAGGCCGGGTACCACGGCTCGCATCATTCCTGGAACTACTACTGGGGCGGCTTCTCGCGCGAACAGATAGACAAGCTGAGCCAGCAGATAGGACGGCAGTGGGACGGCAGCCTGTGGAGCCTGTCCCCCGAAGAAATGAAAACCCTCCGCTCCAACGTGGACATGTGGAAGCAGATACAGGACACGGGAAAGGGCGGTTACGGCGGGCGGCTGACGGAAAAGCTGGACGACTACATTGACCAGGCCGGCAAACTGGAGGAGCTGGAAGAGCAGTTGAACGAGAGTCTGACCCAGATTTCTTTCGACTCGCTCTACGACTCGTTCATCGACACGCTGATGGACATGGACGCAAGCGCGGAGGAGATAGCCGGAAACGTAAGCGAATACTTCATGCGGGCCATCCTGAGCAACCAGATAGGCGAGCAGTACAAGGAACGGCTGCAAAGGTGGTATGACGACTTCGCCGAACGGATGAAGGACAACGACCTGAGCGCGGAGGACATCGCCGCCCTCACGAACGGCTACGAGGCCATCGTGGAGGACGCCGTGGCCCTGCGCGACAAGCTGGCCGAGGCCACCGGGTATGGCGGGGAGGAAGGCGGCACGACACAGACGGGCAAGGCCGGCAGCTTCAGCGCCATGAGCCAGGAGCAGGGTACCAAGCTCGAGGGGCTTTTTACCTCGGGGCAGATGCACTGGGCCAGCATCGACGAGCAGATGCAGGACGTGAGCGAGCAGATGGGCACGGCGGTAGACCACCTCCGGCGCATCGAGGAAAACACCGGAAACAGTGCCAGGCATCTGGACGAGATAAAGAACGACATCAAGAAAATCATACGTGACGGACTTAAAATGAAGTGAACTATGGCAATGGACGCGATACTGGGAGGCAAGGTGCTGGTGAACGGCACCGACATCTGGAAGGAATACGGCGCTTTCCTGGTGGAGAAGAAACGCGGTGACCGGAACAACCTGAAAGCGATAATGGCCCCGTCCAAGACCAAGAGCCATGTGGCGGTGGACATCAGGGAAGAGGACGGCGAGAAATACTCGTCCGTGCTGGACGTGAGGAACCAGGCGCGGGACGTGAAGCTCATGTTCGCCCTGTACGCAGACACGCGCGAGGCATGGCTGTCGCAGTACCGGTCGTTCATCGCCTTCCTGAAACAGGGGGACGACGGGTGGCTGGACATCCGCTTCCCAGACCTTGACCTGACGCTGCACGTGTTCTACAAGGACGGCAGCGACTACGAACCCCTGACCTACCTCTGGCAGGCGGGCAAGCAGGCCAGCCGGTTCACGGTGATTTTCCGCGAACCGAAACCCACTATTTGAAAGGCAATCTAACGGCATTATAACGATATGGTAACGATATACGGCAGCGACGGAACAGTGAAGATACAGGCACCCTGCGACGACAACTCGACGCAGGAGCACGAGCTGCAGGGCGACAACGTGCTCACCCTGTCGTTCACGCTGTACGAGCACGTGGCGCTGGAGGTGAACGACTACGCCGAGTTCCGGGGGCAGAAATACTGGCTCATGGAGCGTTACCGCCCGGAACAGAAGAGCACCGTGGAGTGGCGGTACGACATGAAGCTGTACGGGATAGAAAGCCTGATCAAGCGTTTCCTCGTGCTGAACGACACGGACGGCGACGACGAGCCCGTGTTCACGCTGACCGCCCCTCCGAGGGAGCATGTGGCCCTCATCGTGAAAAGCATCAACAACGGCATGAACCGCACCACCGACTGGAAGGTCGGCACGGTGGAAGGCACGGACAACATCGTCATCGACTACGAAGGCAAATACTGCGACGAGGCCCTCCGGGAAGTGGCCGAGAAAGCCGGAAACCGCGCCGAGTGGTGGGTGGAAGGCCAGACGGTGAACGTGTGCCGCTGCGAGACGGGCGAGGAAGTGACGCTGGGGTATAACAAGGGCCTGACGGGCATAAGCTGCGACATGGCCGACAACGCCAAGTTTTACACCCGGCTCTACCCGGTGGGCAGCAGCCGGAACATTGACCCGGAGAAATACGGGCACAGCCGGCTCCAGCTTCCCGGCGGCGTGAAGCATGTGGACGTGAACGTGGAGAAGTACGGCGTATGGCACCATTACGAGGCGGACGCCTTTTCGGACATCTATCCCAAGCGTATCGGCACGGTAAGTTCGGTGCGCAGCGAGGAAGTGACCGACGAGGAAGGCACCCCCTTCAAGATATTCTATTTCAAGGACAACAGCCTGGGATTCGACCCGAACAGTTATGAGATAGCCGAAAAGGTGAAGCGCATCTCCTTCCAGGAAGGGAGCGAACTGGCCGGACTGGGCGACGAGGAGGACGGCACCTACTTTTTCGAGGCCAACTACGACAGCGACACCCACGAGTTCGAGATCATCACCATCTGGCCGTATGACGACGGCACCCAGCTTCCCAACGACACCCTTTGCCCGAAGGCGGGCGACAAGTACATCCTTTGGAACATCCGGATGCCGGACGAATACTACCCGCTGACCGAGCAGGAGTTCCGGGAGGCGGTAGACCGCTACAACGAGGAAAACGCCGTGGACGCGGGCCGCTACAAGGGGCCGACCGACCACGTATATATAGAGGAAAACGGCATCGACCTGTATGTGGGCCGTCGGGTAAGGCTGGAGAGCCGGCAATACTTTCCGGAAACGGGATACAGGAGCAGCCGCGTCACCAAGATAACCCGGCAGGTGAACCTGCCCTCGCAGATGGACGTGGAGATAAGCGACGCGGTGAGCACCGGCGCGATGGAGGCCATAGGCGACAGCATCGCCGACGCGAAGAACTATGTGAAGACGGCAACGGCGGGGAGTTTTCCCGACCTGATACGGAGCTGGGACAACACCTATCCGACTGACAACAACGTGTTCTCGGCACGCAGGACACTGAAGGAAGCCCTGAGCAGGCTGCGCGAGGACACGGCACAGGAGAAGCTCCATTTCCTGAAAGGCGCGGACTTCGGCCGGTACAAGGCCGGGGAGAGCGGTGCGGGAGTGGACGGGGACGGCAACGCCGAGTGGCTGACCGCCGTCATCCGGGAACTGCTGCGCTCGGTGCGTTTCGTGGACGGCATGACAGGCGAGGGCTGGCAGTTGTGGATGGACGCGCTGACGGGGCTGAGCAACCTGACCATTGACAAGGTGACCATCCGGCAGACACTGGTGGCCCTGGAGCTGCTCATTCAGAAAGTGCGCAGCATCGGCGGCCAGTTCGTAGTCACAAGGCCTATTCTCTCTCCCTGCTGAACGAGGCCGGGGAGGTCATCAGCACGAGCGACATGTTCACGGGCGGCGGTGGCGGCACGGTGGCCACGACGAAGGTCGTGCTGACGCGCGTCACCCCGAACAAGACCGTCAAGGCCGGCGACGAGGTGAAGCTGACCTACACCTACGACCAGACGGACACCGCGACCGGAGAGAGCACCGGCAATCCCGGACGGGCCACCGTCACCGTGACCCAGGGCGCGAACACCAGCACGCTGACGCAGACCATATCCGCAGGCAGCACGAACACGGTGGACGTGACGAAGTATATGGGTGTGGGCACCAATACCGTGAGGGTGCGTGTGGAGGTCGGCGAAGGCGCGGAGATGCAGGTGGCCCAGGTGACGTGGAGCATCAACGTGGTGCAGCTGACCCTGAGCAGCTCTTTCAACATCGCCACGGCCATAACACGCGGCCAGACCCTCAGCATACCCTACGCCCTGAGCGGTGCCGGCACGAAGACCCTGCGCTGCTATGTGGACGGCACGGACACCGAGGACAGGAGCATCACCAGTTCGACGGCCAACGGGTCTTTCAGCATAGCGACGACCAACCTTGGGCACGGCACCCACACGGTGCAGCTCGTGGTGGAACTGGAACTGTCGGACGGCAGCACCATCAAGTCGAACAGCATCCTCTTCGCCGTGGGCGTCCGGGAAGCCGGGAACAACACCCCGTTGGTGTCCGCAAGGTTCGACTATGCGGACGGGTCGGTCATCGAAAATGGCCAAACGCCTTACATCCCGACGAAGCAGTACGACAGCTACACGCTGCAATATGCTGCATACAACCCCAAGGAAACCCCGACACGGGCGGACGTGTATGTGGGGAGCACGCTGGCCTCGTCCGCCTCCGTGCCGTTCACGGCGCAGAGCCTGACGCTGCGCGCCTCCAACTATGGCGAGGAGCAGTGCCGGATTGTGGTGGGTGACACGACATACAACTTCCGGCTTATCGCGGAGAAGAGCGACCTGAACCTCAGCGAGCCAACGGACGGGCTGACGCTGAAGCTGATCGCCCAGGGCAGGAGCAACAGCGACGTGAACCGCGAGGAATGGACTTATAACGGCATCCGGACAGTGTTCGAAGGCTTCAAGTGGGGCGGCGACGGCTGGACGGGCACCGCCCTGCGCCTGACGGACACGGCGCGGGCCACCGTGCAGCACCGCCCCCTGGAACAGCCGGAGCAAAATGTCACCAACGCGATGGCTTTCATTGTGAAGTACAAAGTAAGCGAGGTCGTTGATGAGGACGCGGAGGTCATCCGTTGTGTGGACGCCGACGGCACCGGCTTCGTGATCACCACGCAGGAAGCGCGCATGGTGACGAGGGGCAAGAGCGAGCTGTCAATGAAGATGGCGGCCGGGGAAGTGTACGAGGTGGCCTTCGTGAGCTTCCCCAAGAGCACGGACGGCTCGTCCGACTACGAGAAGCTGAACACGGAGATGGTGTACCTGTACATCAACGGCATCATGTCCGGAAGCGTACAGAGGGCGACGAGCGACAGCGTGTACCAGGCCACGCCTTCGTACATCGGGCTTGGCGCGGACGGCGCGACCACCGACGTGTACCTCATGCGTGCCTACGACACGTACCTGAGCGACTCGCAGGTGCTTGAGACCTACATGATAGACCAGGACAGCTCGGACGGCATGATGGCCTTGTACGACAGCAACGACGTGATCGACGACAGCGGCAACGTGACGGTCGACAGCGTGCCGGACGGCATGAGGTACATCATCATCACCGGACGGCAGGACAACGGCGTGCCCACGGTGCTGCAGGCGGCGGTGAACAACGACAAAGCCCCGAAGTACGACGTGGACGAGATGCTGTGCGTGGTGAAGGGCAGCCAGGCGTTGAACTTCCGCTGCGTGGGCGGCTGCATCCGCCTGCAGGGCACAAGCTCGCTTGCCTATCCGATAAAGAACTACCGCATCTACTTCAAGAACGCCTCGAAGGTGGCCGGCGACCTGTACCTCGGCTGTGACGAGCAGGGCGTGGGCGGCGAGCTGCAGGAAGAGGCGAAATACTCCTTCCGCCCGGCAAGCGGCAGCCGGAAACAGGCCGCGCCGGTGGACTGCTTCTGCTTGAAGGCCGACTTCGCGGAAAGCTCCAGCTCGCACAACACCGGTATGGCCAAGCTGGTGCAGAACATCCTGACGGCGGCCGGGGAGCTTACCCCGGCGCAGAGGCACTGCGACAGCAGCTACCCCTATGATGTGCGCACGACGGTTGACGGCGAGCCGTGCTACCTGTTCTACCGCGGTGCGCTGGAGGAAACCCCGCAGTTCCTGGGCAAGTTCAACTTCAACAACGACAAGAGCACCGAGGCCGTGTTCGGCTTCCTCGACATACCCGGCTACCATGACCAGGCGTGGGTGACGGAGAAGTTCGGAGGGCAGAACCCGACCGAATGCTGGGAGTTCCTGAACAACGACTACCCGATGGGCATGTTCCTGGACGACGACTTCGACACGAAGGGCGAGGACGGCACGCCGAACTGGCTGAAGGTGTTCGAGGCGCGCTTCCCGGACGACGACGACATCAACGCGGAGTACGAGGCCGGAACCCGGAAGCCGAAATACCTCGAGCCGCTGGTGAAGTGGGTGAAGAGCACGCAGGACGACGGGGCGAAGTTCAAGGCGGAGCTTGCGGACTGGTTTGACGTGGACTACCTGTGCGACTACTACATGTTCACGGACATCATGGGCTGCGTCGACCAGCGCGTGAAGAACATGATGATGGCCTTCTGGTACGACCCCGACAAGGACAAGACGCTCGCCTACATGATATTCTACGACTGCGACACCATCCTCGGCGTGCGCAATGACGGCCGCCTGAAGTACCCGTGGGACGTGGACGAGAACACCACCGACCCGGAACTGTCGACGGAGGTCAAGACCGTCTATGCCTACGCCGGGCACGACAGCGTGCTTTGGAAGAACCTGAGGGAGCAGTTCCCCGGCGAGCTGGCGGCGGCCTACGTGCGCATCCGGGAAAGGATGTCGAACTCGACCATCTTCAACATGTTCGACACGGAGCAGAGCGCGAAGTTCTGCGAGCGCATCTACAACCTGGACGCGCAGAACAAGTACGTGAGGCCCAAGACGCAGGGCGTGGAGGTGAACAACGACGGTAGCGTGACGAACGTGAAGTACTCTTACCTGGAAGCGATGCAGGGCAACCGCAAGGCACACAGGCACTGGTGGGTAACGAACCGCATGGGCCTGTTCGACGCGCGTTACAGCACCGGGCAGTACACCGCCACGGACATATCGTTCAAGGGCAACAGCGCGGCCGGCGCGACGGTGAGGGCCACCCCGGCGCGTGACTTCTACTTCGAGTTCCGGCGCGAGGGCGACACGATGACGCACGACGCGGTGACAAAGGACAATGAGTGGAGCTACACCTACGGGCAGACGGCGAACATCGGCACCATCTTCCACCTGTACGGCGGCGAGTGGATGAAGAAGCTCGACCTTTCGGACTGGGGCGGCTTCACGGACATGAGCCTTCCGAACCTGCCGGTGCTGGAAGAACTGGTGTTGGGCAACAGCGGCAACACATACGCCCTGACCGAACTCGTGCTGGGCACGAAGCTGCCCATGCTCAGGAAACTGGACGTTGTGAACTACACGAACCTGCCGGGGCTTGACCTTTCCGGCTGCAACAGGCTGGAGGAGGTGAACGCGGCGGGCTGCACGGCGCTGGGCACCATCACCTTCGCCGAGGGTGCGGCGGTAAACAGGCTGCACCTTCCGGCCAACTTCCAGACGCTTACGCTGCGCTCCATGCAGTATATCAAGTGGAGTGCGATAGTTTTTGACAACAAGCGTAACCTTACCGGCATCTGGATAGAGAACTGCGCCCTCATCGACGGGCTGTCGGTGTTCAAGGAACTGTTCGCGCTGAAAGGCAAGCTGAAGTACGTGCGCGTCACCGGCCTGGAGCTTGAGGGCGACGGCAGCGACCTGAAAGAGTGGTATGACGCCGGGCTGGGCGGCTTCGACGCATCCGGCAACACCACGAACACGCGGTGCAAGCTCGTCGGCACGTACAGGCTGACGAAATACCTGGACGACGACACCTTCAACAAATATGCGGAGCGCTTCGACGAGCTGAACATCCGGCAGCCGCAGTACACGATGATTGAGTTTGACGACACGGTGAGCGACGACGCGAATGTGAGCAACCCCGACAACGAGACCGGGTACAAGTACGGCAACCAGTATGTTCCGAGTGCGCATGTGGCGGCCATATTGCGGCAACGGCACCGGGTGCTCGGCAAGCAGGCAGTCAAGGGAACAATGACAATCGCGCAGCTTGACGATGCGGACAGCAACAAGTATGCCGACGGTACGGCGGCAAAACTGGACGGCACGGAAGGCGACGTGTTCGTCTATGAGCCCCATTACTGGTACAAGGGCGTGAACGACTACCTGCGCAACAGGAAATACGCCTGCTTCAGTTCCCGGGACGAAATGCCCGACCGTCCGGAATGCACCGTCATCACCTTTGAGGAACTCCGTGACGGCGGCTCGATTGACAGCGGGATGAAGGTACAGACCGGGAAGGCGGATGTCCAGAGTTCGCTGACGTCTGACTCCAACTACAGTGCCGTGACGGTATCCGTATCCGGCTACAAGCGTGTCCGCTTCCCGTCGGTAGTCGGCAGCAACCTTGTGGGCGCGGTGTTCGCCGACGATACGGGAACTGTGGTCAAGAGCGTCATCGTGGAAACGCTGAACGCCCGTTTTGTGGACGGCATGTACCTCATATCCGACGTGCCGGACGGTGCGACCCGGCTTCATTTCTCTATCCGCAATACATCTGACTTTGACTGCGTGGTGCTGAGCAACAGCGACAAGATAGAGGACATGGAGCCGGACTGGGTGGAGCATGAGGCTTGCCTGTGCGGCGCATTCCAGGCCGTGACTATCGGCTCGAAGCTGTACAGCGCCATCAACGGCGCCACCAGCGTGGCCTCTTTGACGCAGCCGGACATGGTGTATTATGCCAACCAGCGGGGCTTGCAACTGGTGGACTGGGAGATGAACAAGGACGTGGCGAACCTGTTCTATGCGAAGTACGGCCGCCGTGACGCGCAAGACCAGTGCGGATACGGACAGAACACGAATGCGCGCATTATCGGTACGACATCCATCCTTGGCATGGCGGACACGGTGAACCCCGACCACAAGACGGAATGGTGCTGGTATAAGACGCAGGACGAGTACGGTTCCGACAAGTACGTCCAGATAGCGTCCTGCAACTGCCTGGGCTATGAGAACTGGTTCGGCAACAAGGCGGAGTGGATGGACAAGGTGAGCCTTCCGAACAGCCCGTCAAGCGAGCAGTACAAGCTGTATATAGAAATGCCCGACGGCACGACGCGGAAGGTGAAAAGCACGACGACGAGCGGCTTTATGACTGCCGTTGTCCACCAGAAGTGGATGGACATAGTAAGCGCTGCCGGTGCTGGAAGCTCCACTACATACTACTGCGACGAGTTCGTTCCGAGCGGTTCCACAGGCCGTGTGGTCTATCGGTCGTACAACAACGCGAATGCGTACGCCGGTGTCGGTCGTGCGAATTGCGGTTACGATTCGTCGTATGCGAGCGCGAGCATCGGTTCTCGTCTCGCCTTCCGCGGCAAAATCGAGGTCGCGGAAAGCGTCGGAGCGTTCAAGTCGCTGAGCGTTCCGGAGGAGTATGCGTGAGCGTAAGGCGGAGCGCGCCAAAGCGGGAGCGAAGCGACAAAGCGAAAGCAGAAGGAAGGTAAAAATACGGGCGTAAGCCCGTCGAATTTTGAAAATTAGGAAGTTAAGATGAATAAAAGTGTTAATTTTGCAGTTCGTAGGCGGATTCCCCCATAGGCCGTGTGGTCTATCGGTCGAACAACAACGCGAATGCGAACGCCGGTGTCGGTCGTGCGAATTGCGGTAACGATTCGTCGAATACGAACGCGAACATCGGTTCTCGTCTCGGTAACAGTCCAAGGGAACTCCAGTCGGCGTACAGGGCCGGGCACGCGTGCCCAATCCGGTGCCGAGGGGGATGAGCCTCGCCAGCAGCGGCCTATGGCCGGAAAGGCGGAACATCAAGTGTCGGGCGATAGGGTTTGGTAGGCCGTATAAACGGCTCGAAGAAGCCTGGCCCGGAGGATTGAAGGCATTAACAGTAAAGCGACAGCAATGCACAGGGAAGGACATCTGATGGAAGAGATAACGGCATATCCGAATATGGAGGAGTCGTTCAGGGCGGTTGTCCGCGGCAGCCGCCGCAAGGGCAGCCGTACCGGCCGTGCGCTTCTTGCCCACAAGGAAGAAGTCATCGCCGAACTGTCGGCACGCCTGGCCGACGGGAGCTACACCATCAGCAACTACCACGAGATGGAAGTGATGGAGGCCGGCAAGCTGAGGCGCATCCAGGTGCTTCCCATGAAGGACAGGATAGCCATCCATGCCGTCATGAACGTAGTGGACGAACACCTGCGACGCAGGTTCATACGCACGACGGCAGCTTCGATAAAGGGGCGCGGCATGCATGACCTGCTGGACTGCATACGAAAGGACATGGAATCCGACCCTGAAGGCACCGCCTACTGTTACAAGCTGGATGTCCGCAAGTATTATGAGAGTGTCAGCCAGGACAGGCTGATGGAATGTGTAAGGCGTGTTTTCAAGGACAGGACGCTCCTTGTGCTGCTGGAGCGGTTCGTGCGCATGATGCCTTCCGGCATCAGCATCGGGCTGCGCAGCTCGCAGGGGCTCGGCAACCTGTTCCTGTCGGACAACCTTGACCATCATGTGAAAGACAAGTGCGGCGTGCCGTATTATTACAGGTACTGTGACGACATCGTCGTGCTCGGTAAAGCGAAATCGGAATTGTGGAAAGTCCGTGATATCATCCACGGGAGGCTGTCGCTTGCCGGGCTTGAAGTCAAGCCCAACGAGCGCATCTTCCCCGTGAGCGAAGGCATAGATTTCCTGGGATACGTCATACGCCCGGGCTACACCCTGCTCAGGAAGCGCGTAAAACAGAACTTTGCCCGGAAGATGCACGACATCCAGAGCAAGCGAAGGAAACGTGAACTGACGGCCAGCTTTTACGGCATGGCCAAACACGCGGACAGTATAAGGTTGTTTAACAAATTAACAGGCAAAGAAATGAGAGACTTCAAGAGTTTGAACGTGTCTTACAAGCCCGAGGACGGCAAGAAGCGTTTCCCGGGCACGGTAGTGAGCATCCGCGAGCTGGTGAACCTCCCCATCGTGGTGAAGGACTTTGAGACCGGCATCAAGACGGAACAGGGTGAGGACAGGTGCATCGTCGCCATCGAGCTGAACGGTGAGCCGCGCAAGTTCTTCACCAACAGCGAGGAGATGAAGAACATCCTCGCGCAGATAAGGGAAATCCCCGACGGTTTTCCGTTCGAGACGACCATCAGGACGGAGAGCTTCGGGAAAGGCAGGACAAAGTATGTATTCAGTTAGGCAATGAAACGAGTGGAAGGAAGTGCCGGTGTGGCGTTGCTGGAATGCACGAACCCGGTGAAAGGAAAATGGCGCATCCGCTGGGATGTGGAAACGAAGGAGGACGGCTCGGCTTCCTACATGGAGGAGGAGTTTGGCCACAGGCCGGACGCGGAGGAAATACGGTCGCTGGTGTCGCAGTGGTATAACGCGAACACGGATGCCCGCATCCTGTCAGGCTTCGAGTACGACGGACAACCCGTGTGGCTGTCAAGCGAGAACCAGTTCAACTACAAGGCGGCCTACGACCTTGCCGTGCAGACGGACGGGCAGAACCTTCCCGTGACCTTCAAGCTGGGCACGGACGACGAGCCGTATTACCGGACGTTCGACACGGTGGCAGACCTTCAGGACTTCTACGTGAAGGCAATGAAGCACATACAGGATGCCCTGTCGGAAGGATGGAGGAAGAAGGATGCGCTGGACTTGGCTTTGTATGAAGCCGGGTAGTTCCGGATGAATCCCCACGGGGGAGGGATATAAAAAGCCCCCGGCCTGTTAATCAGTCGTCTCACTTACTTATTAACAATACAACCCACATTGGGAAGCCAGCCGGGGGCGTATGCCCTTCCCGGCTTCCCAATGTGGGTTAATTTTTGCCATAAATAAGTGAGACGTTGCAAAGGTACAAAATTTTGTGAATATGAAGGTGTTTGAACTGATAAACTTCAACCGGGAACTGCTTAAAAGGCTGCAAGAGGCCGGAATACGCCTTGATGATGCCCGGTATGTCGACTTGTATTCCGACTATTTGGCCATGCACCGCAACGGCGACAAGGTGTCCTACATAGTGGCCGCATTGTCTGAAAAGTACGCCGTGAGCGAACGGAAAGTGTATGGGCTGTTGAAACGCTTCCAAAGCGACTGCAACCCGTTTGCAGTGTAAAACCGATGAGGAGTGGTGCCGGTTGCATGGCGGCAGCCTACCTTTGTACAATCGTTAACAAAGGAGGCTTATATGAACAAATATCACCGCATTCTGGCGAAGATACTTTCAGAAGGGAAAGTACAAGAAAACAGGAAAGGCAGGATTCGCTACCTGCTGAACGAACAACTCTGCATGACCCCGGCAGACTTGCTTGATATATTCGAGGGGCATGGAATAGCACGCAAGAAATTGAAAGACGAACTCCGCCTGTTTATGAAGGGCGAGCGTGACGTGGAGAAATATCGAGAAGCGGGCATCTCATGGTGGGACTATTGCGGCCATACGCTTGTCAACAGTTATCCGACCTATTTTGAGAAGCTGCCGCCGCTTATTGGTAAAATCAATGCAGAAAAACGCAACAGCAAGAACTACGTTCTGTTCTTGGGTGCGACCGGAGTGGAAAGCAACCAGGCACCCTGTCTTAGCCTGGTGCAGTTTCAGATAGAGGACGGCCAATTGGTACTATCGGCCTACCAGCGCAGTTCCGATGCCAACCTTGGCTTGCCGGCCGACATATACCACCTGTATCTGATGGCGCGGCAGATAGAACTTCCCTTGAAGTCCATAACCCTGTATCTGGGAAATGTGCATATCTATGAGAACAACGAAACGAAAACCCGCGACCTTTTGGGTGGCAAGGCGGATGTCAAATTTGAGCTGAACGTATGAAAAGGAAGCTGTATATGTCTGCGCCTTTACCTTTTGTAGGGCAGAAGCGCATGTTTGCACGGGAATATATCAAGGTGCTGGAGCAATTCAAGGATTGCACCGTATTCGTGGATTTGTTCGGCGGTTCCGGGCTGCTTTCGCATATAACGAAGCAGATGCGCCCTGATGCAAAGGTGGTGTATAATGACTTCGACAACTACCGTAAGCGGTTGGAGAACATACCGCGGACAAACCTCTTGCTGGCAGATTTCCGGCTTTTGGCTGAAGGCGTACCACGGCATAAGCCGATTACGGGTGAAGCGCGGGAAAGAATACTTGAACGTATTGGACTGGAAGAGAAAGAATGGGGATATGTTGACTATATTACCATATCGTCCTCCCTCATGTTCTCCATGAAATACAGGATGAACCTGGACGGAATACGCAAGGAGGTTCTTTACAACAATATACGCAAGGCTGATTACGCTTTGTGCGATGACTATCTGGAAGGGCTGGAAATCACCAGCCGTGACTACCGGGAAGTGTTCAATGAATACAAGGATATGCCCAATGTGGTATTCTTGGTTGATCCGCCTTATTTAAGTACGGATGTAACAACATATTCGATGTATTGGCAGCTGTCAGACTATCTTGATGTGCTGACCGTATTGAACGGCCATTCGTTCGTTTACTTTACGTCAAACAAGTCATCCATTGTGGAGCTGTGCCAATGGATGGGCAGAAACCAGACGTTGGGCGACCCGTTTGAGGGTTGTGTGAAGTCAGAATTCAATGCACACATGAACTATAATGCCGGTTACACGGACATGATGTTATACAAGCGTAATGACGGGCCATGTACGAATTCCGCAGCATAATAGAATGCCGTTATAACAGCTTTGCAATGACATTGTGACGGGATACAACGACCCCCTTCATTTAAGCAGGCAATAAAAAAGCACCGAAGAAGTAAGTTTTTTCGGTGCTTTTTTATTTGGTTGATGGGGAGGGAAAAAGATTCACGGAGGTACGTTTCGTTTTGAAAAATGGAACATTTTGTTCTGAAACGCCGGAACATTTCGTTTTGCGGATTATACTATGAAGGATTCGGCTGCTTTATTGGTATATTGGGATGGTGAGGCTTCGGATAT